TCAGCGCTTACGCATGTCAATCTTCAGTGCATAGACTTTTAATACCCTATCGACGTACTTCTCTTGCGCAGTCTTGCACACATAGTCCGCCACATCGGGACGCGTCTGTACATCCCAGGCTTCGTCTGTTGTAAACAGCAGCGGCTTTCCCTCAGCAGCAATATAGTCTGAGTGCTTCCAGAAACCCCTGATGTGCTCCCAGCCATTCAGGCCAAGCATTGTCTCTTTTTCTTCAATACGCGTCATTAGAAAATGTACTCCTCGTCTGCAATGTATTTGCCGGTTGAATCCGGCTTCCCGGTGAACTTGCCTTTTGAGACTTCTGACCAATCAAATTCAGTGCAGGTACTGCCAACTACCGATACAGCTGACTTCTGCATGTTGGTGTGCTCTCGCAATCCAACGATGTTTGCTGCCCCTGACACAATGTCAAAGCGCTTGCGTTCGACCTGAATATTCAGCTTGTTCAGTACCGCTAGTTCCTTAAGGCGGCGTTTGATTGTCTTCTCTGGGACTTCTTTGCCAGCCAAATGCAAAAGCATCTCTTTAATGACAAATACCGGGACGAGTCCACCAGCTTGTAATGTGCGCAACACGAGCCTGTCCCAAACGACTTCCATGTCGTCCTTCTGGTCTTCCTTGAAGGTTTCGTAGTCTGTGCCGTGTAGGGGATCGAGCTCAAAGTCAGCATCAATATTCGGATATTTGCTGCGTAGATGCTTGAACCAGATCGCGATGTTCACGCGATCGTACAGAACTGTATTGATAATTTCCGATGCCTTTGCCTTTACGTTTGCCGCGTCAATGTCTGAGTGCTTTGCGATAAGACTGTCAAAGAACGTGATGTTGGTGCGCATAATGCTGAAACGTCTATCGACACCACCACTGTCGCCATTTGGGCTCAGTCTGAAGGGCAGCTTCTGTGAGAAGAACACTGATGAATGCGTTTTCTCTGCCTCATACTGATCCTTCCCTTTGGGCTCATAGATCATGGTCTCCGCGCCTGACAGCTCCTTGATCGTCTCCAAGTCGTACTTGTCGCGGTCCTGATCGTCAAAGAACACCAGCAGCTTTCCAAGCATGATCGAATTGAAATTGTTGTTCAGTGTCTTCGTGTTGGCGCGGCCAATCAACTGTCGCGGGAACATTCGTGCGAGTATGCCCATCAGGATGCCTTTGCCATTGCCACCAATGTCGGCGACGATAATCAAGTCAGGCGTAGTCACCTGCTTGTGATAGTTGACCACCTTATGAACGATCCACTTCTCCAGATATGTCTGGTTTTCTGTTTTGCCACCTGACACGCTGTAGAGCAGAGCGTCATAGAACGTCAATACAGCCGCAGCGGCCTCTGGTTCTAGGTCGCCATCCTGGAATGTGAAGTTGTGAATGAAGTGCTCCTGATAGTGGTCAAATGGCAAATATATTTCGTCGTCTTTCCATAGACCCTTGTTCAGCGAATAGCGCATTTCCTCAAAGGCCCTGTCGTTGTTGATGAACAGTTGCTTGAGCCGGGCATGCGGCAAGTCGCTGATGTTTAACTTGAGCAGCTTCGCTAGGTATTCCGAGAACTGCATCGGATTGTACTTGGTCATGGCCACGTTTTGAATGTGGCGGGTTGATGCTCTGTCGCCGATGAATACAAACTCCCCATCCTTAATGCTGTATGCAATGCTGGGGTCTTTGCCGATTACCTCGCTACGGACGGTGTTCAGAGCGGTCTTTACGTGCGATTCCGCTTCGTCGTCTGCGCCGGCCTTCATGGCCACAATCGCGTCCCCAATGGTGATGATGTCACCCAGCAGCGTATCAATCCGGCCTTGGAGCTTTTGCTTCTCCTCTTCAGACAGGCCAGGAATTGACTCCATCTTTTTCTGATTGGCTTGCAGGCGCTTCAATTCATGCTTCTTCACGGCAAGCTGCTTCCGCATATTGCCGAGTTCGATATCGTATTCGCTCTTTAGCTCTATTGTTGTCCCTTTCATTTCCCGATTACTCCCTTATATTTTTCCCTCAGTGCTTCTAAGAACTGCCTGGCATGGTCTGCAACTTCCTGTGCTTGGCCTAGCTTTCGATCCCTGTAATATTTGCGCTTCTCGTCCTCTGTCCTAAATGGGACGGCTGGCAAGTAGTCAGCTGACTCACCCGTGAACTTGATCGCGTCCCTAATCTCTGAATTCAGGTGTGCTTCATCCATGTAGTAGGCCTTGCCCATACCGCTTGGGTTTGTCCCAGCTTGAATCGCTGCCCGTAGCTCCTGCTTCAGCCATTGCAAGTCCCGTTGCGGGCTTGTGGACCCAATAAAGCTGCAAATAGCCGCATATACATCTGTGTGGTATGACTCGCCACTTCCGATCTTTGCTAGGGCATTGAAGAAGCACGGTTCAAATGGCTGCTTTGTGTATGGCCCAGTCTTCTGCTGAACAGCCGGACTTGCTTCTACCTCGGGCTCAATGATGGGCATCAGGAAGCTATCGTCGGTCTTGTCAACGCGGCTGATTCTGTTCTGGATGTGGTCGGCCATTCCAATGAACACTGGGTTAGCCGCGTAGTGGATCTGGACTGCATTCATCAATGCCGAATCAATCAACCGCTGATTGTGCGCCTTCCTGTGAGCTTGGTTGATTGACTTGGCCCAATTCTTTGCCTGCTCGTCTGTGCGTGGCTCCTTGAGCATGAACCAGAGGTGGCACTTGAGTTCTGACCAGTCAATTGCGCCAGCCGTCTTGTTGATCCCTGCGCTGCCACTCCATTGCGCGACGTAGCTGACCTCGTGCATGTACTGGGGGAGTAGGGAGATGAGATATTCCGTGTATGTCTCCAGTGGTGCATTGCCAACGGTATTGGGGATGCCATCAAAGTCACACATGATCCAGTTCAGGCCAGTCGGGACAGATTCAAAGTTGTCCAGGGTGCGTCTGACCGGGGTTGTGAACTGCTGCTTTGGTCTTCCCCTAATGATGCAGGCCATGTCGCAATGGGACACGATCTCAACTGCTTCGTATAGATCGTCGAACGACGTGATCTCTGCGGTTTCCACCTCGAACAAGTATGCGTTATTGAAGTCGCTGGTATGGATGCGACCGTCTTTAAAAGTGTGTATTTTGGTCAGCTTGTGTTCGGTTGAACGCAGGATAGTAATCATAAACAGGATGTCCCTAGTGAGAATTTGGGATATTCACTAGGGACTTATGCGATTAACGGAAGGTGCCTGAGTTGTCACTTCAGACCGGCTTAACGACAAACTTGGTTGTATTTGTTAATCGCGTCCCCAGATATCCCGTCTGGTCTTACTCAATGTATTTATCCGGCTCCATCTTTTTTCGCTTTTACGGGCCAAAAAGGGCAGGATCGATTAGACCAATCTATCGACCCCGCCACTTATAAAGGAAAATGAAAGGAGTAACGTTCTTCTACTTTACGACTTAGTTAGTCGCCGCGCAAGAGTCTTCTCATCCAAAATGATCGCCGACGGCTGTGCAGGGTGTGCGAGAATTTTCCCGATTGCTACGGATATGGCTTTCCGGTGGTGACACAAAAATAAATCGCGTTTTTCCGCGAATCCTGAAAATACCCTGCACAGGGTGCACGGGTGCACAGAGCCAGTAACGGCGCGGGTTTCAGCTGTGCAGGGTCCGTGCTATCTCATTTTGGAGGCTGCACAAACAGCTCTATTCTTCGGGTTTGATGCGATAAGTGATAGTTATATGTATCACTAAAAGAACAAATGCCGTAGTTACTAAATAACATTGCTGATGCCATTCAGCAATACTCCTCAGCCCAGGTCCGACTACGTTCACGGACTTGGGCATTTTTATCGCTAAACGGGACATTTGTAAACTGCACACTAAATATCTACGATGCAGCAAATTGAACAAACACTGACAGCAGAGGCACGACGAGAGGAGATGGTAGCCACAGCACAAAGGCTGGGTGAGTACTACCGCCACATCAGTCTCGAATACGCCACACTCAAATACCCAAACTCCTTCAGCAAATCCACCCGTCCGGCAGTTCCCCCATGGCTAGCGAAGACATACGAAACACGGTAAAGCGCAAGTACAGTTCAGGGCCAATCACATATAAGGGCGAATCGCGACTCAGGAAAGATTGGGCCAAACACCTCGGGGTTCCATATGGGGTGTTCAATGGTCGCTTGCTCAAGTGGGGAATATCAGAACACACATTCACAGCGGGCAAGTTCACACCACAGACTCGCAGGGCAAGACGGTTAGCCCCTGCCCCTGATGCTGAGAAGGCAGCTGAACTTGAGGCCGTCGTTAAACAAGCCCGCATAGACCGTCTTGCACAGTCCAAGCAGCAGGGCGATTACTACAGAGCAGTCTCATTGCATTACGCGCATTCATCGTTTCCGATGCCTGCGCCATTACAGGAACACACACTATGAACGAATCCAAAAGCATATTCCAGTCAGTTACGTTCTGGGGCGCAGTCATCACTTTCGCTTCTCCACTGCTAGTAAAGTACGGGGTCAACATCACTGATCAGCAGGCATCCGGAATCGCACAGGCAGTTGTTGGACTCGTCGGCGCACTCATTACGATATGGGGCCGCATTCGAGCCACAAAGGCGATCCGATAATGTCCTTACCATTACGCGACGTTTTGATCGCGATCATCGATACACAACTAAACCAACAGGGATTCGTCAATCCACTTGGACAAGTATGGCGGCGTCTGGAACACGACGAAGCCGTAGCAGTTCGCGAGCTGTTGTCCAATGGAGCGCCTAAGGAAGCTCTTGCTCCATACGCGCCATATGTCAATTAGCCAATGCCTAACGCAAAGGCCAAACGGTTCTGTTCTCGTCCTGGCTGCGCGCAGCTAGTTGACTCTGGATACTGCGAACGGCACCGGCCCGTAATAGATCAGACAGAGAAGAACCAGATATACGACTGGAAGTGGCGCTGCTTCCGCAAAGCATTCCTTGCAGACAACCCGCTGTGTGCTGACTGCATGGGGAATAACCACGTTGAAGCAGCTACTGAAGTCCATCACATCGCTAAAGCGCGGCAGCATGAACATCTGCGATATGAGCCAACAAACATGATGGCGCTGTGCCACACGTGCCATTGCGTGAGAACGGCACGAGGAGAGTAATGAACTACTCCTCCTTGAATCGCCCTTCGCTGTCCGGCTGTTCCTCTTGCCTCGTGCTCTCAGCCTGGGCATTCGGCTCACGTGCAATGGCTTGATCGTGACGAATGATGAAACATGGTTTCGGATGCGGTGTTGCCTGGCTGGGATTACGTCCTTCAGGTAGGTCTTTGCTTTGGTCGTTCATCGTGGGACCTCTGCAAGGTTGGATGCTGCTTTACGACCCGATGGCGAACATCAATAGGCACAAGGGATAGGGGCCTCCTGAATGTTTGGTCAGGGCTGCTCACAACCCACCGCGAGTCATCGCCACGCAAACGCAGTAGAAAACTCCTGACTTTGGTAAATACATACATGCCCAATCCAGCAACACCAACAGCAATGCGCGTCGCGCAGGGCAATCCAGCACACAGACCACTCAATGATCGAGAGCCACAGGCGGTCAATGGCGCACCTGAAATGCCATTCGGACTGTCGAACAAGGCACAGGCATTCTGGCATGGCCTCGTACCCATTCTTTTGCAACTGGGCACACTGACAACAGCAGATGGCGCGGCACTGGAAATGCTCTGCCAAGCACTTGAGATGAAGGCGCTGGCATACGAGAGCATTCAACGTGACGGCATTGTCATTGAGTCCTCGCAGGGCAAGAAGGCCAATCCCGCAACCAACATCTACGACAAGACACAAAAGCAAGTACGGGCTCTGCTGGGGCAGTTCGGATTGACACCATCAGCACGTGCACAGCTGAAATCAACAAACCCAGATTTGGCTTCCCCACTAGAGAAGCTGTTGGCAGAGCAATCACGCATCAGGAATGGAGCTTTTTGAGCAGTACATAGATGACGTTGTAAACAACCGCATTGTCACTAGCAAGTACGTGAGGATGGCAGTTCAACGCCACCTTGACGATCTCAAGAACGCAGACGCACGTGATCTCTATTTTGATCGTGCACAAGCAATATTCGTCTGCAACGCCTTCCCTACCCTCTTCAAACATTCAGCAGGTGAACTAGCCGGGCAGCCATTCCACTTGATGGACTGGCAAGCCTTCATCGTTGCTTGCGTATTTGGATGGAAGCGCAAGGCAACGGGGCTGAGACGCTTCCGCCGCGTCTACATTGAAGTCGCAAGGCGTAATGGCAAAAGCACATTGCTGGCAGCTATTGCGCTGTTCATGCTCATTCTCGATGGGGAACCAGCTGCACAGATCTACTCCGCAGCTACGAAGCGGGATCAGGCAAAGATCGTTTGGGGTGAGGCACGGCGCATGGTTCGCGCAAACAGCGAGCTATCCCGACACATCGAGACATTTCGGGAATCACTTGCCTTTCAGATTGACTCCACGTTCCAGCCACTGAGCAGTGACAGCAAGAGCCTTGATGGATTGAACATTCATGGGGCAGTCGTTGATGAATTGCACGCGCATCCCACACGCGAAGTCTGGGACGTTCTGGACACAGCAACTGGGTCACGTCAGCAACCCCTTATCTGGATCATCACCACAGCCGGATTTGATCAGTCCGGTATCTGTTTTGAACTGCGCAAGCTCGTCACTGACTTGCTCACAGCCGCAGCTGACCCGCATGCAACTGGGGCGGTCCCCAATGATTCGTGGTTTGGCTTTGTCGCCTGTATTGATGATGGTGACTCATATGCAGACGAATCCGTTTGGGAGAAAGCAAATCCCAATCTTCGCCACATTGCAACATTGCTGCCTGACCTACGCGAAAAGGCGTTACGTGCCTCGCAGTCAGCTGGGGCACTGAACAACTTCCTCATCAAGCACATGTGCCGCTGGACCTCACAAGAGAAGTCCTGGCTGAAGGTGTCTGACTGGGACAAATGCAAAGCCCCATTCACGTATGACGAGATGCGTGGACGACCATGCTTTGCGGCATTGGACCTAGCAGAGAAGCTTGATCTCACTGCCGCCAGCCTTTGCTTCCCCCCTGAACGCGAGGGCGAGCGCTACCGCTACATGTGGAAGTTCTTTCTTCCCGAGGACACCATTGAGAAATACACACAACAGGGCGATATGCGCTGGCAGCATTGGTTGAAGAACGGGGAACTAACAGCTACAACGGGCGGCACAACGGATCAGAACGCAGTGCGTGAGCAGATCAAGCAGTGGGCGGCAGACTTTGACCTGCGTGTCTGTGGCTTTGACCCTTGGCATGCAACGCGTCTAGCAGATGAACTGCGCGATGACGGCATAGAGATGATCGAGATCCGCCAGAACTACAACGGGATGAGCGAGGGCGCAAAGACGTTTGAAGCTCAGGTTGTCACCGGTCAAATGCAGCATGACGCAGGCCAGTTGCTCCGCTGGCAAGCTGACAACGTCGCCATCATTAGCGATAACGATGGCAATATGCGCCCTATGCGCCCGCAGAAGAACAGCAACAAGCGAAAGGTGGACGGGATCATCGCAGCGGTTATGGCATGTGGCATATCAGTCCGAATGCCAATAGACACAGCAGCCGAATTCACGGGCTTCGTGTTCGCGTAACCGTTTCAGGCGGCCAAACCAATAAATACATCAGTACCGAGGCCACGCCTTCAAGGAATAGATTAAATGGGCTTTTTTGATAGATCATCTGGGCTGACCCAGTTACAACTTCGCAGTAATCCGCTTGAGAATCCCGCAGTGCCGCTGTCAACGCCAGGGCTATTGCAGCTATTCGCAGGGGAGTCCACAACAGCTGGCGAGACTGTCACTGAACAGAATGCCCTGTTGCTGTCCACTGTCTACGCTTGTGTTCGCACCATCGCAGAATCAGTTTCAGTCCTTCCCCTAAAGATTTCAGAGATCACTGCTACTGGGCACAAAGAAGCTATAGACAATCCTGTTTACAGACTTCTGACAGTTGAAGCAAACCCAGAACAGGGCACAGACGTATTCCTAGAGACAATGGCCGCTTGCATGGCCCTGACAGGCAATGCGTATGCAGAGATTGAGCGCAATAAAGCCAAGCAGCCAGTCGCCTTCTGGCCTTTGCATCCGTGGAAGACAACGCCAAAGCGCGACGCAACCGGAACACTCTACTTTGAAACCGGCGAGGGGATGTCAGACGGGCAGACACGCCGCATAGAAGCTGCGAATTGCTTGCACTTCCACATCATGTCAATCCAAGGCTACAAGGGCTTGTCACCTGTTGATGCGGGACGTGAAGCGATCGGACTTGCAAAGGCACAAGAGAAGTCCGGCGCTAGGCACTTTGGCAATAACCAGAAGCCAAACGGCGCAATGGTCTGGAAGGGCACAAAGTCTCTTGACGCAAAGCAGCTACAGAATGCGCGTGAGTCCTGGTCCACACAACAAGGTGGCACCAATCAGGGTAAAGTTGCGTTCATCAACGGCGCTGAATGGGAATGGGTCAGCATTGAGATCAGCAACGACGCCAGCCAGTACATCCAAAGCAGAGCGCATAGCCGAGCAGACATCGCAGCATTGTTCCGCATACCGCCCCACATGGTTGGCGACATGTCGCGTCTCTCGGGCTCAAATGCAGAGCAACAAGCTCAACAGTTCCTCACATACACACTGAACCCATACCTCAGAAAGATTGAAAGCGAAATCCTTCGCAAAGTGCTGGCATATCCGGGTGCAGTACAGAAGTACAAGCTGGAGTTCGATACGAATGCCCTTGTGCGCTGTGACTTCAAGACGATGATGGACGGCTACAGCACCGGACGTATCAATGGCTGGTTCTCAACCAACGACGTGCGCAAGAAGCTAGGCGAGAACCCAATTGGGCCTGAAGGTGACGTGTACACCACACCAGTGAACTACATGAACGCCAAACGCCTGTTGCAAGTGGAGTATCCACCGACCCAGGCTGAAGATCCCGCAGATGAGGCGGTCAGAAACATCCATAACGCCTATTCACAGGCTTATCTGCCGCTGTTTAGGGACGCATTCAACCGTGCAAACACCCGGCAGAAGCGCGATTTAGACACTATTCGCCCCATTTTCAGCCCAGTTCTGGAGGCCATTTGCTCCATGTCAGTGGGCTTTAGGGATAACAAAGTGAGTGGAATTGACGCCGAAGTGACTACAAGAGTCGTTGCAGACACCCTAAAAGCAATGCAAAAGCGGGCCGACAAGTGGACAGAGGGCGAGATCGATAGCGAATTTCAAAAGGTCGTACGCAGTATCCACATAGAAGTTGCGAAGACAATCGCTACAGCAAAGGCAGTAGACGAATTAAACACCGACGAGGCAACAAAGCAATGAAGAAACGTGAATTTCGAGTACTAGGAAGCGTTGAGCAGAAGGGAGACGGAAACACTCTCGTTGGTCATATCGCTTTATTCAACACACTGAGCGAGGACCTTGGGGGATTCCGTGAACAGCTCGCACCGGGCTGCTTTACCTCCTCTCTCAACAACGAGATTCGCGCCCTGATCAACCACGATACAAGCGCATGTGTTGGTAACACGCGAAGCGGCACACTCAAGCTGACTCAGGATGAACAGGGGCTTGCTTACGAACTGGAATTGCCAGATACGTCCGCTGCTCGCGATCTCAAAGTGAGCATTGCACGTGGTGACGTGCGCGGCTGTTCATTTGGCTTCATCTGTCTCAGCGATTCCTGGGGGACACAAAACGGTGAACGCATCCGCACAGTCACCGATCTCGAATTGTTTGAAGTATCAGTTGGTGTGACATTCCCCGCATATGCAGATACCACGTCACAACTCAGATCACTATTCCCTGATGGCGCCCCAGAAGCGCGAGACATGGAGCAGTGTTCATGTGACTGCGCGGAATGCCTTGCAGGTGACTGTGATCTTTGCAGCGATCCTGATTGTGATGACGGGCTCTGCGCTTGCTTTGATGATCAGGAACGCACCATGGAACACGAAGAGAACGAAAACATTAGAATGCGCATCCGCATTGGCTTCGCATCACTGCTAGACAAATAGAGGTACTACTGACATGCCTATAAATCACACCGGCTTTGCTTCACAGATGCCCTCCCCGGGCACTCCCGGAAGCACATACACGACAACTGATACTCAATGTGTCTACACAGACGATGGCAATCAGTGGAACTTTACTAGCAGCAGCGCTCTCCTCGTTGCGACGATCACACTCACCGCAGCACAGATTAAGACTCTGCACACTGCGCCAATTCAGTTGGTTCCGGCTCCCGGCGCTGGCAAGTACATCCAGTTCTACGACGCACAGTTCTACCTGACCTATGGTGGCGTTGCGTTCGATGTGACTGGGAAAGGGGTGCTGCAAATCTATTACGGCTCAAACAACAGCTTGACAGTTGTAGACGACAGATGGCCGGGAGACGCGTCAGATTCACCTGTTCTCGCGCTGACTGCGAACGGCGGCTTTGTTGGGCTAGTGCCACAAGGGGGTCTCGGTTATGTTTTGCCGTTAGCGACGGCTGACAATCAGCCGCTGAACCTGGCACTGGAAACCGCAAACCTGACCACCGGCAATTCAACCTTGAAAGTCAAAGTCCGCTACGAGATAAAAGCAACAGCCCTGTAATCCATTCCTATTCTCGCAATGGCCTGAGTCTTTTCGGACTCGGGCCATTTTCTTTGTCACCAGAACGCTAAATACCGCTGACGTCATCTGGGCGTGGCTACTGGATAGCTGTGTTCAATCACAACACCCCCTCGATGAAGCAACAGAAGCTTCGGCAGGTAGCCGGAGTTGTCATTGCGCATAACTCCATACCTATTTCGGGGCATATATAAAATGACTTCTAAAGAACTACGCGATAAGCGTTCCAAACTATTTTTCGACGCTCACCAGATCATGTCAGGTGAGAACGTCACTGCTGAGCAGCGTCAGTCTGCCAGCAAGATGATTGCTGATGCAGAACAGCTTCGTGCTGATGCTGACATGCTTGAGTCATGTGAAGCAGAGACCCGCAGCCAGAGCACCGTTGCACGCAGCCAAGTTTCAAACACCGTAGAGAACCGCAGTCGCGAAGAGCGCAACGCCGCAACAAACAAGGCACTCCGCGCATTCGCTCGCAGCGAACAGGTTGAAGCACGTGACCTAACAGTTTCAGGCGACGGCGCATTCATCCCAACTGGTGTTGCAGACACAGTGATCGCAAAGAAATGGGCAGGCAGCGTTTATGACGTTGTCGGCAAGATCAAGACTGCTGACGGTCACCCATTGGTCCTTCCATTGGTGAATGACACTGCCCAGGGCTTCGTGCTCATCGGCAACAGCATCACAACCACTGATCCTGCCGTTAGCTCAGTAACGATTGGAATTGACGACTACCGCTCAAACCCAATCCTACTCGACAATTCACTATTGCAGGACTCCGCATTTGATCTTGTCAGCTTCATTCAGGACGCAGAGCAGACCCGTTACCAGCGCACAATGGCAGCAGCAATCACTGCTGGCAATGGCAGCCAAGTTGCAGCCCTCACCGGCGTTACAACTCAGGTGACGACCACTGCAAACACTGCAATCTCATACAACGATCTCACCAGGGTGCTGGGCACCTTAGATGTTGCTTACAGCACTGGCGCTTGCTGGTTGATGAACAACCAGACGCTGACAAACCAGATCATGAACATCGTTGACAGCCAGAACCGTCCATTGTTCCTCCCATTTAACGATGGTGGACAGTCAGGTTTAGCTGGTACGATCTTTGGCTTCCCAGTGAAGATCAATCCAAGCCAGCCTGCATTCGCTGCAAACACAAATGCAGTTGTGCAGTTCGGCAACTTCAACGAGGGCTACAAGTTCCGTGAGCTTGCATCTGGTGTGCAGGTCAAGATACTGCGTGAGCGCTATGCAGAGTTGAACAGACTCGGCGTTGTGGCATTCACACGTGTAGCTGGTGTCCTTGCAGACGCTGGAACACATCCGATCGTCTCACTCAAAATCCACGCTTAATTCAAAGCTAAAGGCGATCCACAGAGGGCTGGGGTTTATCCCCGGCCCTTTTGTCTGCCCAAACGCTAAATACACATGACTTTATGGCTTCTATTTCATACAGACAACTCACTGCTCCAGCAATTGAACCAGTGACATTAGCTCAGGCGAAAGCCCAGATGAATGTTGATACCGGGTTCACTGACGATGACGCCCTAATCACTGGCTACATCATTGCAGCACGTCAGTTCTGCGAGGAATGGATGCAGAGGGCGATATTCAATCGCAGTGTGCAGTTCACTTGCGACAACTTTCCCTACCCAGATTATTCAGCAACGACGAACCCTGTTGATCGGCACTGCATGTACGGCAAGTTCTGGCACCAGTCTGCCATTCAGCTTCCCTTCCCTAATTGCGTCAGCGTGGAATCAATCACATACCTTGATAACACCGCAACGCAGCAGACAGTTGATGCGGCCACGTATTTCGTAGACGTGAATGGTGAGCCTGCTCGAATAGTTCCGAAGAACAATTTGTTTTGGCCCTACTTGGATTCATACCTGCCGGGTTCAGTGACTGTGACGTTCACAGCCGGGTCCTATGGCGACGGTGAAACGGATGACAACTGCCCACAAGCGATAAAGCAGGCCATCCTGATGCTCGTCAGCTACTGGTACGGCCATCGCGACGCAGCAGAGACTGGCGCGCCAAAAGCAATTGAGTTTGCAGTTGAAGCACTGCTTGGCGCTTACCGCTTTGAGACGTTCGGGCTGGTGCGCTAATGCCTTTTGACCCGCTCCAACTACAGGCTGGGGACTTACGCCACAGCATCACTATTCAGGCCGAGAACACTGGCACAGCGGACGCCTTTGGCAATCCTTCTTCCACTTGGACAAATGTGCTGACGACACGAGCAAAGATCGAGGGAACCACCAGCAACACATATCGCGCAATGGTTCAGGTCACAGCAGTGGCCTCGCAGGCAACAGACGTGATTACGATCCGCTGGCCCAAACAGACCATTAAGCCAGGCATGCGCGTTCAGTTTGGTGACAACACTTATTTGATTCAGGCGGTCGATAACGTTCTGCGCAGAAACAGAATTGTTCGCTTGGTCTGCATGGCACTTGATGAGGACAGCAACTGATGGCAGACGCAATAAAGATTGATCTCGACATGTCAGCTGTAGTCGCAGCCTTTGATGCAGTGCCACAGAACATTCAGCGCAAGGTGACAAAACAGGCCCTTTCTCAAGCAGGCGAGATCTTCAAAGCCGAACTGGAAGCAGCAATTGACGCCACGGACAAAGGTACAGCAGACGAGGACCCGGAAGGCAATTCACTTCCGCAGGGCTTCATGCGCAATGACGTTGTTTTCAACATAAGAGGTGGGGAGCTATGGGTCGGCTTCAGCCCTGTTTCAGCACACGTTGCACGCTGGCAGGACAAAGGCTGGACACTCACCAGCCATAACGGCACACAGATTAAAGACATTCCACCCCGTGACTTCTCCGGGAAGGCGTTTGATGCAGGGGCACATCTGGCACTTGATGCCGTTATTCACTCCCTGCGCACCACGAAGCTCCTGGACATGAACGGCAGTGAATCGGGCGGTAACAAGGAAGAATGATAGAAGCCCTTATTGCATATCTAAAGTCCCAGTCTGCCATCACAGCGATTACGAACACGATCCGTTCAATCCCTGCGCCCGTTGACATCTCGGAATACCCACTGATCACGTATCAGGTTTCCACTGTGCAACGCGGCTATGCCCTATTGGGCAAGTACGGCGAGGACTCCACGCGGATCATACTGCGCTGTTTTGGCAGCAAGAGCCCTCAGAGTTCCAGCGGTTCCAATCCCAGCTACAGCACAGCAAAGCAACTGGCTCGCGCTGTCATTGCAGCTTGCGACGGGGTTCAGGTTCCCGGCCAACACATGATTTTGGAAGTCCTCAACGAGAGCGACGACTTCGACACGAACAACCTTATCAACATTTGCACGGTGACCCTCAAGGTCGTCACTTGGTAAGCCAAATCACTAAATAGATAACGGTAAACACTATTCCGATCACGAGGTAATTAAATTATGTCTACACTAGCAATCGTTGGCGCAGGCGCGAACATTAGCTTTTCTTCGCACGGCGCGAACTCATTTCAGACATTCGCACAGATCAAGACATTCAACATCACTCCCCCAACACTGGGATTTGATGAAGTGACCAATTTGAGCAGCCCCTTGCAGGGCAGCGCAGTCATCAAGGAGCGCATCCCGACTTCAATTGATCCGGGCAAATTCAGCGCAACTGTTGTCTATGACCCACTTGATGGCTCTTTGGCAAACGTCCGCACATTCTTCAATGCACAGACCAGCACAGACTTCAAAGTCCAGCTTCCAAAGTGCACCGGACAGACAGTGGCTGGCGATCTCTACACATTCACTGGCTACTTCGAGACCTACCCAATGCCAACTGGCGTTGCATACGACAAGCACGTCGAGGCAAGCGTCAGCGTTCAGTTGACAGGTGCTTGGGGCTTCACAGTCGGTAGCTAACAACCCAGTGGTCCAACAATAGTGTTTACAGAAAGGCAGGCTTCGTGCCTGCCTTTCATAGCTTACACAAAGGATTTTTTAAGATGAGCAGCAAAGCAAAAGCGAGCACACACGCACTGAAGAGCGAAGGCGTTGTCACACTCGACGGCAAAGAATACAAGATCGAATTCACCATGCGGGGATTGGCAGAAGCTGAAGAGGTGTCTGGCCTATCACTTCTAGCGCTGTCACAGAAGCAAATCACCAGCCCCTCAATCAAGCTCGTATGGGCAATGTTCTTTGGTCTGGCACAGAAGCACAATCCCAAACTCACGTTTGACGAAGTGCAGGACCTGATCACTCCCCTCGACGTAGTTCAGAGTTGGGCTTTGATGGCTGAAGTGTACCTCTCCGCATTTCACAGGGACACACCAAAAAACGCCTAAAGGGATCAGACAGTGATTTGGTCCCGCTTACCGATCGCGAACTTTGGGAGCACTACTACCAGATCGCACTAGTTGACCTGGGGATGACAGATGAACAGTTCTGGGGAACGACTCCAAAGCGACTGTCAATCCTGATGGAACGGAAGCAAGTGTATTTGCAACGAGAAGGCCGCTTAACAGGAATCATCGCCGCAGCCGTTGCCAACTTCAGCATGTGCCGTGGCGAGACGTGGCTTAAGCCAAGTGATTTCGTCAGCGGACTTCCTGAAGCAGAACAGGATTTAGAGAGAAATACAGACACGTCGCCGGAAGCAGTTCGCCTCAACTTCATGAAGGCGTTCAATCAGCCGCCCCGAGAAGTTTTGCGTAGAGGTTAAATTAGATGCCGAATAACGAAGAGATAAAAGAACTAGTTATCAAAGCCCGATTAGACCTCGCAGAGCTAAAGAAGGCCACTGGCGAGATGCATCGCGAAATCGGGTCGATGAGCAAGTCGATTCAGAGTGAGATTCGCGAGTCCAATGCTTCCATTGCCCTATTGGGCGAAGAGATCGGCATTCGCTTACCGCGTCACGTCCGGACGTTCGTCTCTGAACTTCCGGGTGTTGCCAGCGCCATGTCAGCTGCATTCAACACCGTTGCAGTCATCGCAATCATCAGCGTAATTGTTGAGGCAGGTAAAAAGGTTGAGGAATTTGTTGAGAAGAATCGCGAGGCTGCTGAAAAGCTCAAGCAAGCGCAAGAGGGATTCGGCCAGACAGTTCAGAAGACATTCAATGGCTACGAAGAGAAATTGCTTCAGGCCGGCATCAAGTCTGATGAACTTCGCGAGGACCATCTTGACGCATTGCACAAGCAACTCACGCTCATCGACATGCAGGGCTTCGATCAGCTGGAGGGCGCATTCAAGTCACTGGAAAGTGCGGCGGACAAGACATTTGAAAGCATAAAGAGCAACTGGCTTTCTGTCATCACTGAGTTCTCATTCAACCAGTCTTCTGGTTTCAAAGGATCGCTGCAACGCTTCGGTTCTGAATACTCTTCCCTGCTCCTACAGGGCAAAGGTGACGAGGCGCAGGAACTGCTCAATGCTACTCAAAAGAGAGAGGAACAGAATCGCGCTGACATTATCGCGGTTCGCAATGCCGGTATCCGTTCATTCGCTCACAGCGGCCTGCAGATCACTGGCAGCGATACAGATCTCGCACTGACGCGACTTCGCAAAGAAGGCATCACTGACTTTACTGATGAGACGTACAACGCAGCGACACAAACCACCGGCATCCTTGAGGCTCAGCAGCGGATTGCAGCATACCAGCGCACTCTGACAGCAGCCGATAAGGGCAATGCCAAGGGAAGCTTCGATAAGGACGCTGATGAGCGTCTGTTGACTGCCCTCAAAGAGCAGCTATCCGACTTGGAGAGCAGCGGGGCAATCATCTCCGACGCTGACAAGGCCCAGTTCTGGCGCAGCATCCTGTCCAGCCTAGTGACTGACTCCCGCCTGCACAGACAGATTCAGGACGCATATAACCAAGCAAACGCCGTTGTCACACGCCAAATCGCTGACAACATGCGCAAGTCCAATGAGTCGTTTTGGAATTCAGTTCCTCGTGGTCAAGCACAGCAGAATGACCAGTTCTGGATTGACTTCGCGGAGACCGTTAAGGAAGCTCGCATTGCCCTGGCTGACGCACTTGAGACTGCAAAGACAACGGTCAGCAGTGGCAAGAGTGCAATTGAATACAATCTGCAACGCGGCAATATCGGCCAGCAGGACGCAGCTTTTGCGCTGGCTGATCTCCATGCGAAGGAATACGCAGCCACAATCGCTGCCTTGGACAAAGCACAGTCACAGGGCGTTGATGTCACACGTCTTCGCACAGCCGCAGAAGCTGCATATACGAAGCAGCAAATGTCTGATTCCCTTGCTGCTGAGTCTGCTTTTGACAAACTCTTTGATCACATCAGACAAGGAGCGCAGGACGTTCAGCAGAAAGTGGCTGCCATTATGGAGCATGCAGTTGACGGACTGAATGATGAATTTGTTAACGCCATCTTCGGTGACAAGACGAATTTCGGACGGGTATTTGAGGATTCAAGCAAGTCACTGTTGAAGACCGGGCTGCAATACCTCGAGGGCTCACTACTCGGCAAAGGCAAGAACAAAACGCCACAGCAGACATTCAGTGATGCAGTGGACAAGTTCGCCAAGGCAGTTGATGGGGTTGGCAGTGGAAGCGGTTCAGCTTCAACAGCACAGTCAATCGCTTCACACATCCCATTTGTCACTGGAATCGAAGACAAAATAAAGAGCAGTGGCGTGGGCCAGTGGCTTCAGCAAAACGGTGGCAAGTACCTACCGGGTGCGATGCAATCCCTTGGTGGACTGTTCAGCATGTTTCAAGGCTCACAGCACTACAAGGGCGAAGGCAGCGGCGTTGCGAATGCGCTTGCAAAAGCAAATCACGACCAGAACAAATGGTCACGCATCCTCGGTGGCTTGGGTGGCATAACAAGTGGTATCGGCAGCGCCATGTTCGCCGGGGCTGGCGGACTAGCGGGATTGAATGACAGTGACGCAGCAGGACAATTGTTTGGTGGCCGTCTGTTTGGACCCGGCGGGATATTTGATAACTTGCCTGGCTTCGCATCAGGTGGCGACGTTATGGGCGGCCGTCCAATCAAAGTTGGCGAGCTTGGCCCTGAACTTTTCGTCCCACACACGAGCGGCAGAATCGTTCCCAACAACCAGCTATCTGGGGGTGGTGGGCCGACATACATTATTGACGCCAAGGGCACTGATCCTGCATTGACACAAGCGAACGTGGCAAGGGCAATTGCAGCTAGCAACGCTCACGCAGTCCATCAAGCGCAGATGCGCATGATAGATCGTCAACGCCGCGTCCCGTCCCGCTAAGAGCACCAAATCACTAAATACAAGCACTATGGCCTCAATAACAATCACCGGGCAAACGATCGCCAATTGGTTCGGCAATACGACGGGCATTCAGATTCGGGTTTTCGTGAATAGCAGTTTCACTGCGAATGGGGGATCACATCACCCCATGACAGTTCAGTCCAATCCAGCAAGTCTCGGAACTTTCTTAGCCGCAGTAGCCGATTGCACTGTCAGCGGAACAAATCTGACTATCCCATCCATTCTGTTGGACTCCACCACTGACAGCGTTGACAACCCGAACGCCTCGTATTCAGCAGTCCTCTTCGACACAAATTCCGGAAAACAGATTCAGTCATTCGGAACGTACAGCACATTCACTGTCACCCCCACTCCGACAACGACGACATGGGGAAACATCTTCGCCTTGGGGTCAGACGTTTAAACAATGCTTCGTAAATTAATTACATCTATAGCTTCACTATTTTTTGTTGCCGGTGCTGTTGTGGCTAACGCGACGCCAACATCAATCTCTGCATCAGCAATCACTGATTCATTCAGTCGCCCAGTGAACGGCAAGCTCTGCTTTGCCCCTGTGGATGCAACTGGTGCGCCAGCTGGCTTTCGCGTTGGTTCAGTGCAGGTTGTGGCTACACCAGTGTGCGGCCTCGTCAGCAATGGCGTACTTCAATCCGGACTCTCTGTTCAGCCCACACCGACAGGCATTTACTACCACGTCACGACAAACAACCGCAACACCGGTGCAGTTCTCCGCGACTACGGAATGACGAGCATTACTGGCTCAAGCTGGTCGCTGGATAGTTACGATCCATCAACGTCAATAATTCCGGCTGCATCGCTCACGTATGGGACGACTACGACAGTCCCATATGGAACTCCGGCATCATGCGCTCTAGTGGGCACTGGCTCAGTGCTTCTGAACTGCAACATTCCACAAGGACCAACAGGCGCAACGGGTGCCCCAGGAGCGACTGGAGCCACAGGCCCTGCTGGTGCATCAGCTGTTGGATCAATTGCAGGATTGGCAAGTGACGGGGCAAACGGCATTGCAGTCACCGCCAAAGTCGCCGCAACGACAGTAGTCTCCAGCGTCAATAAACAAATCAACCCTTTGGCAGCCCCTTACAACGCATTCTGCGACGGCACACACAACGATACGACCGCAATAGCTCAGGCTGTGACAGACGCTGGTTCGCTCGGGATTGTTGTCATTCCCCAGGGTTCAGTCTGCAAAGTGAGCGGTTTGACTCTTAACACCTACACCAAGATTCAGGCTTGGGGAGCAAAACTGATTCCCTCGGCAGCAAACCAGACGGTTCTCACGATTGGTGGCGGTGCAACTCTACAGACCAACGGCAAGATGGTCATTGAAGGATTGGAGATTGACGGCAGCAGCCAGACCGGAACAACTGGTTTAACCGTTGGCAATCACGCTCAAGTCGAACTGATAGCTCCAAACATTCATGATTGCGGTACTGCTGGTTTGGTATTCAACGCAACTCAGTTTGCTGACATCGTTTCGCCTCGTCTCTACAACAACTACGTAGGCGCAAAGCTCTATTCAGACGCTACTGCTGGTGGAGCGAACAGCATCAACTTCATGGGCGGTCAGATCGTCGGAAACACAGTTGGCGTTATTCAATACACGCCGAACCTGTTTCAAGGCTCGAACTACTTCTACAACACAGCCTTTCTCACAAACTCAGTCGCTGCTGTTGCAGTGATCGGTAGCAGTAACAGTTCCAAGCTGTATATGGTCGGGGGTGCTCCAGAATCGAATGCATCCGGCGCAGCTTCAGTGACCATCGACGGCAATACAATCACCCGCGCAACAGTCTTTGCAAATAACTATGCAACCGTCTACGTAGATCACGTCTTCATTGGGGATGCGCAGGCAAATCCTTGGGCAATTGCTACCAACCACTCCTCGATTGAGTTTGCTGACGTGGCTGGCTATGGTCAGACATTCGGCAATCTTGCAACGGGGGACTCAACAAGCAACATCGGTTTTTCCGGTAGTGATTCAGCAATTGGTATTGCAGGCCCTGTTCGCAGTTGGCCTGAGAGTCTTAAGACGGTTGCCCAGTTCTCACTGTTTGGCGCACCCATCTACACGGCGGGCGGTGTCATCAATGAGTTCAGCGGAAACGCAAGCGCTCCCGCACTGACGCCCGCTGGCGGCTCCAGCTCCGGAACAACAACTGATGCACTGTGGGGTCCAATCAACACGATCACCCATGCTGCATCAGCCGGAAGTGCTGGCTCAAACAGATGGACGGTAAACAACATCGTCACTTCTCCACCGGCTTCTGCATTCGACGTTCTTTGCAGCTTCATGATCAAGTCCTCAGTGGACACGAACTATTTTGTTGGCTTCTTCGGAACAACAAGCAATGCAACTATCTCGCTAAAAGCTGGCAAATGGACGCGAGTGGTGATGTACAAGAGCAACCAGACGGCCAGCACGAACTTTACTCTCGTCGCCTATCCGAACGATTCAGCTGGTGCCACAATCTCAGTCGCAAACGTGCAAGTCATGACAGGGTTAACCGGGACTGCGGCAACAGAAGCAGCATTCTCTCAGGTTCTAAGCACTGGCGCGGTGGGCGGTTCATCAGTGTTGAATATGCCTGTGTCAGTGTCCGCAGCGACAGTGAGTGGATTGCCAAGTGCATGTGGACTGAATACAAGCTCTGCAGGTGCCTTGCAAGCCGTTACATGTACGGGAACAGGGAGTCACGTTCTACAGAACGCCCCGCACTTGACCGGCACGGCGACAATTGACACCACGCAGACGAACACAGTTCAGACGGATACAACCTCTACTACAGACCTCAACCTCAATCCGGCCCGTTCAATCTACATGGTTGACCGCTCCGGAAATGGCATCGGAAGACTCGCTGGTGCTGGCACTGCATTCAACGCACTGAATTGGCTGATGCCCTATCAGATTTCAGATCTCAGCGGCACCCTCAGCGGCACGTGGATTGGATCAAACGCAGCACGCGCAGGAGCTTGGGCAAATCTCGGGGGTTCAACGCCAGGAGACTGGTACTCAAAGAATCTGTATGTATACGGCTTAAGTGGGTTCACAAAGATTGCCGGACCAACGACGGCTGACAGCAGCACTATTACTCTCCCTGCTGGCGGTGGCACTGTCGCTACTCAGGCATGGGTAGTCGCGCAGGGGTACGTCACTTCAGGCGGCGGTTCCGGCATCACAAACGTTCAGATCACTACAGGCACAACCGCAATCGCTGCACTGTCCTGCACTTCAGCAACTGCAACAACGATGACCGGAGTTGCGACGACATCAGTAGTTGATCCCCCAACTCCTACTTCAGATGTGTCCAGCACAACCGGCTGGAGTCCTGGCGGCACACTGTATTTCAGCTATTGGGTAACAACGAACACGCTCAACTGGCGCGTCTGCAACTCAAGCGCAAGTGCTTCGGTGACACCCGGCGCAAGCGTTACTTGGAACGTGGGAGCGAAGTAAATGAAATACCTCGCTACGCTCCTACTCGCAGTGTGCCTGCCGTGCTCTGCCCAGTTCGGTGGCTTCAGACGCCCATCTACTTCTTCACAGACTGCAACTGTGCTGATGTCTGGCGACCTCGCAAGCAATTCAAACTCAACCACGATTGTCTCTTCTCCGGCACGTAAACAACTGGGGAATTTTGGCACTGGGTGCAGTGGGGGAGTCATTCAGCCATCCTCTGATCCCGTTGGACAGTTGTATGCAACGTCATCAATCCAGTCAGCTGCCGTGAGTGCTGGCTGTGCATCGGAGGGCGTCGTATCGGTCACCTCTTCAGGTACTGGCATTGCTGCCCCAGACAACGGACATAGCGCTGGTGGTTCCGATTCAGCAACAGCATTGACTGATACCTACGGGGGAACAGCTGACGATTCAATTTGCAGTGGCGATCCGCACAACAGCGATCCCACATTGTTTCCCGGACTGGCCCCAGCGGGTTGTCACACTTCAGCTTCTGCCTACTTCAGTCAAACAGCAGTCAGCGGCCATGTGAATTCAAGTGTTCTCTTCCCGACATTGTGGACTTCCAACTCCACAACGTTGGACACAGGCAACTGGTACATGCGTTCGTTCTACGTGATGTGGGATAACGTGACCACGCTCTGGGATTCTGAACATGACGTGAACATCAACAGTTCAGACACTGCCTATGCACAGTCCGGCTGTTCAACTGGCAGCGTTACAAGCCCATGCGGATATTTTGGATGGGGTATGCACTGGGGCAAAGGGCTAACGATGTTCGCCTATTGTCCGCAGGGTTGCAGTTCGTGGAAGAAGTTCATCTTCAAGTCAATGAATGGCAGCAGTGATCTAACCAGCTTCACCCCAACAGTCAATCACTGGTATCACATCATCCAGTACGGACACAGGCTGAAGTCCTGCTCATATGGCTCCAGTTCCAATTGTTACTTCTACGACTTCTTTACGCTCTATGACGTGACAGCTGGCGGAACCCCAGTCACGTACTACACAGCTGACGCAACGACAGGCAATCCTGCCGGTGGTATTCCAGTGAATCACAGCACTTGGACCAACGGCCTGTATTCACAGGTACAACTGGACTCCACAACTGCTGGCACAACTGGCATGCACATTCAGTCCGATATCACAGTAGTTTTCAAGCTTCAATAAGCGTCAATGACCAGCTGCACTACACCGGCTGCAACGACGATGATGCTCCAACACAAGCTGAACGTCGCATCGAGCCAGAAGTGCCTTTTCATTGGGACAAGCCCTTTGGTGAGTAGGACAAGAATCAGAAAGGCGTCAACGATCAAGAGTATTTGGCCTTGTAATGGCGAATACATCATAAGAGACCCACTACAGATAGAATTCTGCCGCCCTTATTACGATACGGGTTGCAGGCCTCCGGTTGTTCATAAACACGTGAGCAAAGCGTAATTTGGGCACCCTGCTCAAGGTTGCTTCCCTGTCTAAACGGTTCCGTCACTAAATACCAAAGACATGTCTATTTTAGGAACATTCAATGGGCGCAGCGTCATTGCGTTGCCCAGCGACACACTGCCCGGTGTACGCGGCCCAGCAAGCATTCAGTTCGACGCCATAGAGAAAGTGGAGCAGAACGTATCTATATATACGGGTCAAGCACAGACGTATGACCTAATGATTTCCCTGTGGGCCGGAACAATTTCACTCCCAGTCATGCATCGGTATGACGCCGACGCTTGGCAGTCATTCGTTCTTGCTCTGAGAGGAATGTCGAACTGCTTCATGCTTGGCGATCCCACGGCAAAGCTTCCAAAAGGTGTTGCGTCCGGTATCCCATTTGTCGCTGGTGGGGCACAGACAGGCTACAGCATCACTACAGGTGGTTGGGCACATTCCACCACAAACATTCTCCGGGCTGGGGATTACATCCAGATCGGATCACTCAGCACACTTGGCAGCGGCTACGCACCACGCCTGTACAGGGTGACTGACAATGCAAGCTCTGACTTACTTGGACACGCGCAACTCAGCATCTGGCCCAATCTTCGTGATCTACCACCTGACGGAGCACTCATCACCACACGCAATTGCGTTGGGTTGATGTGTCTCGCACAGAATCAGAATTCATATTCATCGAATCCAGGCACGTATGGCGTAGGCGCGATCAGATTCCGGGAGGCAATCTAATGCCACGGAATCTCAGTTCGGGAATGATTGCAGCTCTGACAGGGGCTGTCGTTCGCACAGCCATATTCGCAAAGCTTCAGATGGCAACAGACACACTCTATCTGTGGAGCGGCATTGGCCCAATTACGTGGAGTGGCATGACGTTTCAAGGTGTTGGCACACTAGGCAAGGTCAGTGGCATTGCTGAATCAGCAACTGTTGAAGCAAAGGGAATGCAAATCAGCTTGAGTGGTATCCCTAGCACCATGATTCAGGAAGCGCTGTACAACACACGGCTTTTCAACCCGGTGAATCTCTGGCTTGTGTGCTTTGACACTGCAGGGGCAATCATCAGTGATCCAGTTGTCAGCTTCGCAGGACTAATGGACAAGTCCAGCATGGACGACGACGGCAACACCAGCACAATCACAATCAACGTTGAGAACGTGTTGGCCGATTTGAATAGGCCCACTTGCCGCCACTACACAAATGCAGATCAGCAGCTGGATTTGGCCGCGACATTAACAAAGCTTGGTTTGCCATCCACAACTATAGATACGGGATTCAGCCACGTGAATGTGATCCAAGAACTCACCGTGTTCTGGGGATCGAACCCAAAGAGCGTAAACAACCAATGAGAAAGGACGACAACTGGGCCTATTCACTAGGCGAATACATCAATTCAATCCACCACAAGCCCTTCAAGCACGGAGAGCATGACTGCGGGATTCTCGCTGCTGGCTGCATCAAGGCGCTCACTGGCGTGGATGCGATGCCTGAGATGAACTATTCATCCGCTGCTGGCGCTGCACGGGAATGCAAGCGCATCTGCGGCTCGCCCTATGTGGACGATCTCATCGCGTATTTGGCTAACGAACACAACTGGACAGAAGTCACGCCTGCCTTCGCCCATCGCGGAGATTTGATCGTCATTGGGACAAAGAAGAATGCACGACTAGCAATCGTCAGCCTACACGGGACATATCTTATGACGCCTGGGGACAATGGATTGCTCTACGAACGGTTTGACCGATTCGCCGCTGACATCAAGGCATATCACATATGAGTAAAGGAATTATCAGTACCGTCATTGGCGGGGCAGAGATCGCTGCTGGAGCAGTGCTGATGGCCACTGGGGTTGGGGCGCCATTTGGCGCGGCACTCATTATCGCTGGTGCGGGTCAGGTTATGACTGGGGTCGCTTCAATCCTTGCAAAGCAGCCCGGCCAAGGTGTTGCGACCACAAATCCAATTGGGGCCTACAACTACATCTACGGGACGATGAAAGTTCCCGGCGTTGAGATTTTCAGCGAAACGAACTCAATCACCCAGACAGGATCACACACCAGTAACGACAAGCAGTGGCACAGAGTCTTTGCGCTTGCCTGTCACTCAACAGATTCACTCGTTGAAGTTCGCTTAGATGGACAAGTCCTAAATCTCGTTCCGCAATCCAGTTCAGTTGCCCATACGACAATCTGGCAATCTGCTTCCCCATCGCAGACTGTTCGCACAATCACTTCGATCAGTCGTTCAAGCGGGATCGTCTCAATGCACGTCAGTGGCGGCTTCTCTTCAACAATGAACGGACAATCAATCCTCGTCTCAGGCGTTGCTGACAACACGTACAACGGCGTTTGGACAATGTGGCTTCCCAATCCTGCTGATTTGACCACGTGGGAATACGTCTGTGGCGGAGCAAACGGCAGCAGTTCAGGTGGGAAGGCAGAAACTTGCTTGCCGGACTATAGCGACAAGATTCACGTTGAATTTCAGAATGGGTTGCAGACTCACACATTTCCAGGACTTCTAAAAGCGCAGGTTGGCAGCACAGCCCCACTGACCTGGAATACGACTGATGTTTGCTACGGTCACACCCTTGTCTACATTCAGATGGGTTACGACTCTGCATATTTCCCCAGCTATCCGACAAATCTCTCATTTGTCGTAAAGGGGAAGAATGACATTCTCGATCCGCGTACAAACACCCGTGGGTACACAGAAAACCCTGCCCTATGCATTGCTGACGTAATGACAATGCCTCGACAGCGCGGGGGATTTGGATTGTCGATCGGATCAACTGTTGATTCCAACAATCTCATCGCCGCTGCAAATACCTGTGATGAAACGCTGTCGCTTGCAGCCGGGGGGACAGTACATCAGTACACATGCAACACAGTCTTCGATCTGAATACGCCTCGCGGAACAGTCATTGATCAAATGCTTACAAGCTGTGCAGGACGTTTGTCTGTGCAAGGCGGAGTGTGGAGTATTGTTCCGGGTGCGTGGGTTGCACCTAGTCTGTATCTGAGCGAGAAGAACATCGTCGGGCCAATTCACATCGACAACACCCTATCAGTCGATCAGGCCTGCAACGCAGTAAAGGGCACGTACATCAACCCGGCAAACAACTATCAGCCAAGCGACTACCCGCAATACCAGTGGGACGCGTTGCATGGATACGTCACGAACACTTGGCTCGTTCAGGACAATAACGTCAATCTGATTCACAATCTGGATCTGCCATGCACGAATGAATCTGCCATCGCACAACGACTGGCAAAGATTCAGCTGATGCGTTCCCGCTATCAGAAGCGAATGACACTGCTTTGTGACATGACCGCATATCAAGCGGTTGTAACGGACGTCATTGCTTTGAGCATTGCGCGTTATTCATGGGTCAACCAGCCCTTTGAAGTACTGCGCAGTGAACTAGTGTATGACGACAACAGCAAGCCCATGGTCTCTTTGGATTTGGCTGAAGTGGACACGGCAGGCAGTTCGGCTGCATCTGCAATCTACCAGTGGTCACCAACTGAAGAACTGACAGTCACAGACAGCCTGGTCCCCAACAATGTTGGAACCCGCATAACGGTTCCTCCAGAAGCTGTCAGCGCATACAGTGGACCCGGAGCAACAATTGGTGGAATCGTTTACCCAAGCACTATCACAACTGGCACTGATGGACGCGTTCAGAACTCCATCTACGTTCGCTGGACACAACCCAACGACGCAAACGTTGTGAATGGGGGACACATTGAAGTGCAGTATCAGCAGTCTGGCGACACCGCATGGACTGGACTAACTCGCGTTGACCCGTCCGTAAATTACCTCTTCATTCCGAATGTTTCAGACGGGACGGCCTACAACGTTCAAGTCAGAGCAGTGAATGCGGCTGGGGTCCCATCCATTTGGGTTTCAGCTTCAGTGACAACTGCCAACTCCGTGGGCTCAAGCTTCTGGGGTTCACCCGTTGCGCACGTTCCAACACACGTGGGCTACTTGGGTGGCACGCTCATTGGGCTCGCTATCACGGGAGGTACAGCGCAGATTTCAATTGCCAACTTCGATTCAACAGTTGGTGGGACGACAGTTTCCTGTACGCCAAGCCCAAGCATCATCACGGGGCTGAATCAGTCGCAGCTTTACTACGTCTACTATTCCGATCCGGGCTTTAACGGGGGAACAATCACGCCGATTGCAACGCAGAACCAGTCCGATTTCCTGGGCGTTCCGGACATGTATTTGATTGGACAAATGATTACGCCATCGAGTGGCAGCCGCTATGCCCCATCAGCTTTCACAGATAGTGGCACTGCAACGACAAGCTCGCCTGCTTCTGCTTACGACAACAATCTAGCAACGGCTGCAATCGTCAACGCAATGTGGGGGACATCAGGCACATATCCCTCATACACGGGCTGGGCTTCAAGTGGGGCTTGTTTATTCAGCGCCTTCCCGGCTGTGACGACCACATCAAATATGACCCTCTACGTGACTGCGGCATTCTCGGCTAGCGCAAGTACAGGCTCACTCACAATGACAGTCGCGGGCAAGATTGGATCAACACCAACGACACTAGCGACCACGACAACGTCCGCAAGCCAAGCGACGTATTCAATGCTGATCCCAAGCGGTACAGACCTCAGCACAATCAGCGTCAGTACAACAGCAAACATGACAACTGGATCACTTCCCGGCGGAGGAAGCGGCAGCATAACGATTTCAGAAATCTATATTCAATAAAACAGGGGTCCATACAATGCCAGATCAAACAATCAACCTACTGCTAGCGGAGTTTCGTGCATTTCGTGATAACGAGTTCAGGGAATTCAAAGACGACGTCTCCACCTGGAAACAAGACAATGGAGCTCGTATCGCCATACTGGAAAACGACGTTAAGGCTGGCATCAAAGGAAATGGACAACCAAGCAGACTGTCAATCGCAGAGAAGAAGATTGAGGCACTTGAGGACGTTAGATCAGACGAACGAATCCCGGCAGTGGAAGAGAAAGTGGAAGACATGCTGAAGTTGCGCTGGAAGATCAGCGGAGCGGCAGTTGGGGTCTTTTCAATTATCGACTTGGGGATGAAGTTCTTGCCGGGGATACTGAAGAAGATGTTAGGCGCGTCGTAATTTCGCAGTATGCATGCCATATAGCAATGGCGATAAGGGTATTGCCTAAAATAATTGGATCCATACAAGTATTTACTTTGGCATGTAACAAAGGGGCTGTTTGCCCCTTTTCATTTCGACTTCTGCTTTGCCCATCTCTTCCGCTGTGCCTCTGCAATACGAGCACGAGCTTCTGCACTCATCTTCCGCCTCTTCCTGCGTCCCGTCGTCATTGTCTTCGCCTGTTTCTTTGAGGTAGGTAGATTCTGCACTATGAGGTTGCGTGCTTCCTGTAGTCGTGCGATCTCTTCGTCGATTGCCTGAATGATTGAGTCCATACGTCATTCTTTCACAGATAGCGGCAGAGGGAACTTGCCCATGTTAACTGTATGTCCCTTGTGATCATGCAGTATCACTTCCGCAAACAACTCATCCGCGTCTAGTTTGTGCAAAGAAGTCTCCGTCACTGAACTTCTTCCCTCCCAAGCTGTTGTTATGGTTCTGCTCTCTTTTCCGATTGTGAACCATTCACCTTTGAGCCGCATTGCAAGAACTAGAGTATTGTTTTGACCCCGATTGAAATCAATCTCGCCACTGCGGGTCTTCAACCACATACCTGCACTGATGTTCAAAACCTCTTTACCAACGCTGGTTTCGTATCGTATCGAAGCACTCACGTGTTCCCAATTGTCAATGTTTCTGTCGGGGTCGAGCTGATTTCTAAAGTCAACTAAAACGGCGTCGTGAACGTAGCTAGGACTGTACGGCTTATCGAGGAGCGCCTCTTCGTAGACATCTGCCCCGCTATAAGGCTCTGTGATCTTGCGTACACGACGCCCGACTTCATTGACGTTGTACGTGGGCTTCTTCTGTGGAGGGGCAGTCGGAGGACGTGGAGTGGAGACTGGGGGTTGAGGATAGCCGACATATACATTTCCGATCCCTGTCGATGTAATCCTGTTGGCGTTAGCGTTTGTGCTGCTATCTTTAGGGGCCTTGTCGAGCTGCTCAGTCAGCTCCTGGGCCTGTAGTTTCGTATAGAGCAACTCACTATTGATCGCGCTAATCTGACTCTTTGCGCCTAACCAGACCTTATACGTGGCAAGGAATATTGCGACTACTGCAATTACCCAGTAGACCCAGTGAGCTACAAGGTGCCCAGTTCCCTGATATATCGATAATCCAGCTATGAACACTCCGCCTGTGACAAGCGCAGCCCAGCGATTTAGAACTTCTTTGCAGTATTCAATGAACGTGGCCATGGTCTTGAGGCTTATTTTAATCACACGAACAGCGAGTGAGCTGTTCGTTGTTTTCTATTCTTCGTCTGGCTGTTCGGCCTCTATAGCTGCATCTACAGTACGAGCTTTATTGAACCGGTTGTGATCTGGTTCCTTATGCCGAGCGTAATGCCGCTGGATCATCTCCACTGAAGTGCGACAATTCTTTGCTACATCCCATACATCAATGCCGGCTTCCTGTGCGAAGCAAATATAGGTATTGCGCAACGACATTAAATCACGTTTGCGCTTGACTCGACCTGTAGTCTGATAAAGCCCAGCATCGAGAAGCACAGTCTTGAACATGTCACGGTGAAATTCCTTAAAGATTGGCTCCTCGCTGTTCTTGTAGTTGGTAAGCGTCAGGCCCCGCCGTTTGACACAACACCTAAACGCTTCAGGTGCTTCACCTGAGAAGCTTGTGCAACGACCCTGTCCATCTCTTGTGCGTTTGCCCTTGATTTCCTTGATGACGAGATATTCTTGCTTGCCCTTTCCAGCTATTGTGACATCACGGAAGCGAACGTTCATGGCTTCTGAATTCGGGCCTGAACGCATGCCAGTGTTGGCAACAATCGTGACGTAGTCCTTCAGCTCACGTGCTCTTTCAGCGTGACCATTTCCTTCTTTTATCTTTTTCGCAATATTCTTCAAGAGTGCCGTTTGTAGGTCTTCGTACTCACGCGCATCAAAGAACGTCCGTGGGGTGTCGTCAGTTGCACCAGTTCTTTCAGTCAGGAAGGTTGGGAGAACTTTGATGTCGCCGCGTTTAAAGGCCTGCTTCAAGACAATCTGAATGCTGTTCCTATATTGATGGAGGGTCCTGTCGCTGAGCTTGGGATTCCCCTTCAGCAGTTCTTTACGGGTGTGATCCCAAGTTGTGTGATCGACTGAAGCAACAGCCTTTTTCGCAATCGACAGTTGCTTGAGCTTGTTGAATGACTTCTTCAGTCCATCTATATAAGACTTTGATCGCCCCTTCTTGCCGATCTCCGCTTCGTACTCCTCGTATGCTTTGTCAGTTGCGAATGCAAATGTGTCCGTACGATGGACTGTTGCAGGCACACCATGTGCCGCGATCTCCGCTTGCTTTTTGATGTACCACTTGGTTGCGACGGCTTTCGCAGCTTCGAGGTCTGTTTCCTTCGTGCTGCTTCTTATCGTCTTGTTGTGGTTGAAACAAATCGCCCACCAATAATCAGAATCTGGCCGCTTATACAGTCGGCACAGACCGTCAAGTATTGGGATCTTCGTTGTGCTAGCTAAGCTGTTCAT